CGCCAGCCGCAGCACTCCGTGCCTGAGCCCATCGGGCAGCGCCTCCCAATCCGCGGCGAGCCCGGCCGAGAACCGCACCGCCACCCGCCCCGCCGTCCCCTGCCTCATCAGTCGGAACATCGCCCCGCCATCGGCTGAGAGATCGACCGCATAGTCTTCCACCGGAATCGCGAACCGGGCCTCTTCGGCCGGAATGCCCTCGACCCAGGTCACCGCCTGCACCGGCCGCGTCGCCAGCCATTGCCAGGCGGTGCTGGCGGGCACGATCTCCTCGCACAGCGCCGCGAGCGGCATCGCCCCGGTGAACGCCTCGCACGTCTCGAGCGAAGCCCGCAGCAGCGCCGTCAGCGCCGCATCGTCCCCGCTGATGGTGATGCCGAGCCACGCCTTCAGCTCGCCCAGCGCCGCCGGCGCCACCACCGGCGGCGTAATCATCGCGCGTCTCATGCGCTTCTCCCCTGTTTGAAAGATCCTCCCCGGCACGGGGAGGGGGACCATCCGAAGGATGGTGGAGGGGGTCCGCGTCCTCGCGCCAGGTTGCGCTAGACCGCCACCCCCCTCCGTCAGCCCTGACGGGCTGCCACCTCCCCGCGAGCGGGGAGGATCACCCTACCCTTCCACCTTCAGCAGCTTGATCGCCGCGCTGTCGAGCACTTGCCCGCCGACCCGCTTGGTCGCGTAGAAGTGCACGAACGGCTTGTTGGTGAACGGATCGCGCAGGATGCTCGTAGCGCTGCGTTCGGCGATCAGGTAACCGGCCTTGAAGTTGCCGAACGCGATCGGGAACGCCCCCGCGGCCACGTCGGGCATGTCCTCGGCCTCGACCACCGGATAGCCGAGCAGCCGGTCGGGCCGGCCTTCGACCATGCCCGGCTGCCACAGGAACGTGCCGTCGCTCGCCTTGAGCTTGCGCACTTCGGCCAGCGTCGCCGAATTCATCAGCCAGCTCGCCCCCTGCCGGTGCCCGGCCTTGAGTGAATGCGCGAGGTCGATCAGCGTCAGCTCGATCGTATCGCCGAGCCCCGCCGCGTCGGCGGTGCCGATGTACTGCAGCGTGCCGAACGGCCGCGCCGAATCCACCGCTGCCGACGTCGGCGCATCGAGAAAACCGCGCGGCTGGTTGACCCCGCTCCCGTTCACGAACGCCGCGCCCTCGGCCCGCGCGAACTCGCCGGCGATCTCGCGCGCCAGCCAGCTCTCGAGGTCGAACGCCGCGTCGTCGAGCATCGCCTGGCTCGCCGCGGGGTTGGCGTAGAGCTCACCGCTCGGCGGGGCGATTTCCTCGAATGTCGGCGTCGCGGTTTCGGGCCGCCCCGCGGTCTCGCTCACCCAGCCGCTGCCGGCGCCTCCGGTGGCGAACAGCTTGCGATAGCCCGAGCTGCCCGTCTGCACGACCTGCGCAATGCGCCGGATCGGGCTGATGTCCTTCAGCTCGCTGGCGATCCGCGCGTCGATTTCGCGCGGCACCGCATAGCCGCCGTCGCCCGGCGCGCCCACGGTCAGCGACTTGACCTCGCTCTCGCGCCCGTGGCGCAAATAGCCGTCGACGAAGCCCTTCACTTCCGGGCTCGCGGCGCCCTCGCCGCCCAGCGGAGCCCGCCCCGAGGCGCGGCCCAGCCGGTCGAGCCGGCCCTTGACCTCATCGACCTGTCCGCGCAGCTCTCCGATCGCCGCGTCCGCCGCATCCTGCCGCGCCACCAGGTCGAAGGACCCCTCCAGCGCGCCGATTTCGGTATCGATATCCATGCCCATTCCTTTCCTTCAGCCACAAAAAATACCAATCCTCCCCCGTTCACGGGGGAGGTGTCCGCGCAGCGGACGGAGGGGCCCCGCGCCCAAGCGCTACACCCCCATTTTCGTCATCCCCGCGAAGGCGGGGACCCAGCGCACAAGGATTCGCGCGAAGCGCTCGACTGGGGCTCCCGCTTTCGCGGGAATGACGAGGTTGGGGGTCAAACCGATGCTCGGTCCTCGATCAAATGCACCCGCGCCCCATGCTGCATCGGCCGCGTCACCAGGCTCACCTCGAACAACTCGATGTCCTCGAGCATCCGCCCCGCCGCAGTCCGCCGATAGGCCCGCGCCCGGTACCCGAAGCTCAGCCCGCTCACTCCGCGCCGCGCCAGCAGCGCCGCCGCCCGGCTGCCCAGCCGCTCGACGCGCGCGATCACTCTCAGCCCGCGCGCATCCTCGGCCACGTGCTCGACCGTCCCGATCCGCTGCCCCGGCCTGTGCAGCCACAACAGCGGCAACGGCCCCGTCCGCTCGCGCAAGGTCCGCGCGAACGCCCCGCGCCGGATCGTATCCCGCGCCGCGTCCGCCACCCCGAACAGCGCCGCATATCCGGCGAAACGCAAGAACTCCCCCTCACGTCTGCGGGAGGGGGCAGGGGGGTGGGCCAGTCGAACCCTCACCCGTTGGTCCTGAGCCTGTCGAAGGACGCGCGCGCGTGGTTCGACAGGCTCACCACGAACGGCTGCTGTTACCGGCATCACTTCAGCATCCCCGTCACCCCCAGCCGCACCGCCATCCCGATCAGCAGCAGCGCGAACCCCGCGCGCACCACCCAGCCGACCACGGCTTTCCAGGCGCTCGCCTTGGCCGCACGCCACGCCGCGAGCAGCTCGCGCAGCTCGTCGATGTCCTCTTCCGCGCCCTTGTCGCCGAGCCCGATACGGCGGAGCGCCCGCCGCGCGCCGATCTCGCTCGCTTCTTCGACCACCGCGCGCAGCGTCACCAGCTCGCCGCCTTCCGTCGCTGCCTGGGCGATCAGCCCGGCGAGCATGTCCTGTCTATTCACGATTTGTTCTCCGTCTGAATCCCCAGCAGCGCCCGCTTCTCCTCTCGCTCGAGGAAATCCGCCGCGCTCACTTGCGCCCACAATCTCTCTCGGTCCTCGGCCAGCGCTGGCACTCGGTCGAGGTCGATCCGCAGCTCCAGCTTGGGGAACCACGGACGCAGCCCCTCGCTCAGCCCGCTCAGGATCTTCCCCGCCAGTGGCAGCAGCGTCAGCCGCCACAGCGCCCGGTTGGCCTCGCGGTAGTTCGCGTATGTGTTGTCCCCCGGCAGCCCGAGCAGCATCGGCGGCACTCCGAACGCCAACGCGATGTCGCGCGCCGCCGCCGCCTTGAGCTCGGCGAAGTCCATGTCCGCCGGCGTCAGCGACATCGCCTGCCACTTGAGCCCGCCTTCGAGCACCAGCGGCCGCCCGGCGTTGCCCGCCCCGGTATAGGCGCCGTGCAGCTCGGCCTTGAGCCGCTCGAATTGCTCGCCGGTCAGCCCGTCGCCCTGACCGGTTTCGTACACCAGCGCGCCCGAAGGCCGCGCCGCGTTCTCCAGCAGCGCGCGGTTCCAGGCACTCGCCGCGTTGTGGATCGCTACCGCCTGTCCTGCCGCCGCCAGGCACCCCGCGCCGTAATGATCGTCCGCGGGGTGATAGCCCTTGAGGTGGATGACCTGCGGCCACCCGTCCTCGTCCTCGACCGGCAGGGTCAGCGTCTTGTCGCCCACCGCGTAGCGATAGCCGGCCGGCCACCCGTCCGCTCCCGCGACCACCGCAACACGCTCGGGCCGCATCGCGAACAGCTCTTCGGGCGCACCCGATCCACCGTGCACGATCTGCACATAGCCGTTGCCGTGCAGCAGCAACTGGCTTGCCAAAGTCTCGAGCAGCGATCCTGAGCCTGTCGAAGGGCCCGCGCTCGCCTCACCCACCAGCTGCCGTGCCGCCGGATCGCCGGCCAGCGGCGCTCCGCCCACGCCCTCGGCCACCAGCCGCACTGCCCGCTGCGCCACCGGATTGTCGAGGAACGCCCGCCGCACCGCGTGGCGATACTCGAACGGCGCCGGCTCCAGCGCAAACGACCACGGCGACGTAAAGCTGCGCGCCAGAGGCACGCGAGAGCGGCCCCCGCCCTTGAAGGCGGAAGCCAGCGTCGAGAGAAACGACATCACAAAATCCTTTCCGTTAAACCCCCCCGATCCTCCCCCGTGTTCGCGAAGACGCCGAGATCGACGAAACGGCGTTCAAGGCGCTGGTACCGGCGGCTGTGGCCGCCAACGGCGGCTGACGCGATCGGCGAACGGTCCATACCGGACCCATCTCCTCAACCTCGTCATTCCCGCGAAAGCGGGAACCCGGTAAGCTCTGCCGGCTCGGCGCGCCCCGCTCACACCACCCACACCCGCGGCACCCGGCGCCGCCCCAGCATCAGCTCGCTCAGCGCCCAGACCAGCGCGTCCGCCCGGTCCGGACTGCGTCCCGGGCCCTCGTAGCCGCCGCCGGCCATCAGCCCGCACAGCTCGTCCTCGAGATGCGGCAATTGTCCGACATGGCGCACGCGCCCGGTCTCGTACAAGGTCAACACCGGCTCGGCGCGCGCCACTTTACCGCGGCTCGCGTGGACCAGCTTGACCGGCAGCGAAATCTCCGCCGCGTGCAGCACGCTGCGGACCATCTCGCCGCCGTTGTTGGCTTCGGCCACCACCCGGTCCGCTGCCCAGCCGCGCACCGTCATCGCCACCGCGCGCGCCCACCGCTCGGGCGTCGGCTTGCGCACCGAAGCGTCGGCCAGCACGCGCCCGATCCCGT